AAGAGGAGTCAAAGTCTTCTTGTTGACCACTATGAACTTATAGTCTGCCAACTCGTAGTCCTTATAAACAGGGTCTCTAACCATGTTATCCCTGATAATTCTCCAATAAAGTCTTGCTTGAATGTCGTACCTCCACTGAACAAAGGACTCAAAGAAGTCCCATTCAGCATGTGAACTTGTCTTCAAATCAATAGGGTAAACTATCTTGTTTTCATGGTCAACTAACAATAAGTCAGCCATACACCTATAATTTACTCCATTGAATGTTGCCTTAAACTTGAGTTGATATTCTCTTACCCACCTTTGGTCAAAGGGATTGTTAGGGGAAAAGAAGAATCTAGTAGCTTTCTTAGTCTTCAGTGCATCTACAGCAGCATCTACTTGCTCCTTAGTGAGGGTATCAAGTATTTTCTTGTCACCAGCAGCATACATGAGAGAATAATACTCACTTCCTTGCTCTTTCACTACCTTTGCTCTTGTCTCAGGTTTCCAATTGAGCTGATAACTGAGTTCTTCTGACAAGTCTATGAGGTCCTTTGTGGGGACATCATTGAGGGTTGTATATTCTCCACTCCATCTGTCAAATGCAGCCTTAACCATTTTAAGGACTGAATCTGTTACAGGAGGAAAGTCTGCAACCATGAACTCATTATCAAACTCTTCTTGACCGCCAGTGATAAGAGCATCAACAGCACTGCCAAAAACAAGACTAGGGGTGTCAAGCTTATCAAACAACGTATTAAGCTTATTGAAGCCCTCCCTAGCAAACTTGGCAATAGTGCTATATGAAAGTGCTTCGTCTGCCCTATATGTAGGTTCATCTACGTCCCAACTGATTTCATAAAGTTTTTTTATTTCCATGCTAGATAATGTCAGGTATATAGGCTTGAAGGCAATACAAGCTTGGAAGGTCTATGTTAGCATATCTGTCGTCACCTTTGCTATTAGCCCTCTCTATCTTAACTATAGCAGAGGAAACAAGATTCTGTAACTCCTCCCAATCCCTAGCCTCCAATAATTTGTTTCCTATAGGAATGTCCTTTTCAGGTAAAGAAGGAATCAACTTCCTAATTCTCTGTACTAATGGACTCTCCATACGAATAATTCTAAGAGCCTCCAAGAGTTCTTTTTTGGTTCTAACTTCAAAAAACATTGATGGTTGATTCAAGGTTTCGAGGTGTTTCCTAAAAAGATTTCTCTTAATAGGAAACACATCGTTCTCAAAACCTTTGACTTCAATCACTATTAGGATTCCATTATACTCAAATGTAAAGTCAGGTGTGTAGGTTATAGCCTGCACTGGCTTCATATCCAAGCCTAATAGACCCTTTATTCTGTTGAAGAAGGGTACTGTAGGTCTAATCTTCTCACTCAAGGTAAATGTAACCTTTTCATAGAGAGGGTTAAATCCTTCAGCTACCAATGCCTTATAAATCCTTGCTTCTATCTCAGACCTAAAGGCAATACCTAATTCAGTAGTCTTGGTGGCGTTTTTGATTTTCTTATTCTTCATCAGCCACTAAATTCTTTATGAGAGGAAGTAACAGCTTATGAGCATCAAGAGCGTCCTTTGCAGAATAGAACACTATTGCATTGTTACGATTGCCCACTACCGCTACAGGATTGTAGTTAGCAGCAGGATTCAACCAATAGACCATGTGACACTTCTTAAGGTCTCTGTTCTTCACTTCAGCAATAGTCTCCAAAAGTACAAGCAGGAGTGCTCTCTTTGAGGTATTAAAGAGAAAGAGGAAATATCCCATGCAAGTAGAGAGAGACATATCATTCTTTCTAGCAAATTTCCTAAAGTAGGGCTTCAGGTTCTCAAAGAAAGTCTGTACCTCGGTCTTTTGAGGTTCATCATTCTTGATAATGACAAAGCCATCATCCACCAACTTCTTGAGTGTTGCAGGGGATATTTCAATCTCAACCTGTGCCTTACCTTCACCATAGGAAGTGCTCACTGGAGTTGAGATTTGAATCTTTTCACCCAACTTGACTTCTTTTCCGCCTTCTTTTAAGAAAAACTTCTTCATTTTTTGTGTAATTTTTATGTTAATGACTCTTCATACCATTTTATTGGTATGTCATAACTGTTTTTCATCATTTTGTTAAGCTCTGCAAATACCCAATAAGGCATTCTAGACTCATTCAGTTGCATTAAGACTCCTCAATATGCTTTCATACATTTCCTCTCTGTTGGCATGAGTATGGCTTATCTCATAGCCATCTACATCTACATTGTTGATAGTGCCTTCATACCTCAATTCCTTAAGGTAAGCTATATCATCATGTAAACTATAGGAACTTTCTACAATGTCACCACTCTCATCAAAGTCTATGATGGCAATTGGGAAATACTCACAAGTTCTCATCTTACCATAGTTATCACTAGTAGGCACAGCTACTACATTAGCAGGATTAACAAGAACCATGAGTCCAACTTTACCAAAATAGTTCTGTTTGAGCCAACCCTTAGCACCAGTATGAAGACCTCTACTACAGCTATGTTCTTGGTCTGCATCGCATTCCTCTCTAGGAATGCTTACAGGATGACCAAGCCTTATCTCTGTAGAGTGGCTAAACTGGTCTGTATAAACTGGGGAGCCCCCTCCATTTACAATCTCATCATAGACTTCACCAAGATTGACTCTTCTCTCACCAATAAAGAATACTTCTTGATAAGGGTCATTGTGATTAATGTACTTTTCCTTATAATAGGCATTGATAACTGCCTTTACTTGGTCAGTAGTGTACTTAGCCTCTTCCTTTATGTCTGCATTTCTATAGGCAATAAGGAGACCAGACTCAGTAATCTGCATGTCCCACTTTCTGATAAACCAGAAGAGGTTGTTTCTTACTCTAGAGTCAGGATTGAGAGATACAAGAGTCCAAAAGTTCTTGAACTTTCTTAATTCCACTTCATCGCCTCTCTCCTCTGCCTCAATAATCTTGGACACGAAGTCCTCAGGGATGCTGAGTTCAGACACACTAAGCATATACACAGATTGTCCTCTGAGGGTTAGAATCTTAGATTCTTTCACCTTCTTCATAAGCTCTCTGCCTTGATAAAGCTCAGTCATAAACTTCTTCTTAACAGCATCCTCATTTTCCTGATTCTCCTGTAGGAACTTCCATATTTCATCAGTACATTCACTAGTACTGTAGAAGCTACCATCAGTGAAATCAATCTGGAGATAGTTTTTTCTTCTTAATATTTTCATTGTTATGTTAATTTAGGGGCTATACTTGGTGTAAGCCCTATTTTTGGTAATCTTCCGTATTTCTTGTAGGCTATTTGCCTTACTATGTCATACTTATGTTCTTCCAAGTCCTTCCAACCTTTGTAACTCTCTGCTTCCTTCTCTGTCAAGGAGAAGTAAGCAATGTCACATTGATTAACCCAGTTCCTACTCTCATAGTACCTGAATATACTAGTTTTAGTTTCACTATTACTCCAATAACCCAGACACTGGATTTGCTCCTTGTACTTCTTGACAAACTCCCTATAGATAGGCATTTCTGTGAGATTTATGTCATACTTTGAGCTTACCTCATAGAAATGTCTCCTGATAATCAGAGCAGTTACAATCTTGGAAAGTATAGAGTTTCTGAGGAACATGAAGTTCTCCACAGTCATAAACCTCTTGTTTCCTTCAAGCAGCTTGATATACTCAGGCTTGACTGTAATAACACAAGCTAAACCAGAAGTACAGGGTACAAGGTCTGCAATCTGTTTAAGAGTGTAGTCATCCTGAGTATGAGTGGAATATACCACTAAGCCCTTGTTTGGTAGGTCACTAAGATGTTTAATACTATAACCATAGGTGTGATATTTTCTCATAGGAACCTCACCTGTATTGACCTTCTCCTTCTTATTCCTCTTGTTTTTCTGTTCTGCTTTATAGGCTTCCACATAGCTATAGGGAACAGAGTCATTGGACATAACCTTAATAGGGATACGCCTAAAGGTGAAATCAATGCACTCTCTTACATTCACATTGTCGGACTTATCAAGGTCTTCGGCCACATAATCCTCTATGGAGTTCTTTAATGAATCCAAGCCACCATATACAAGGATAACTGCGGTCTTTGTGGCATTCTCTGTAATATATTTAGAGGTTACTTGCTTGGTTACTTTGTCAACCTTATCTATCAGGTCAACCTTGTCCAAAAGCAAATGCTTGAAAGTCGGGCTGAGTGCTCTAGTGAATGCTCTTTTGTTCTTATAACTATTGTTTATAAACTTATGAATGAAAGCCTTGTCTATTCCTAGATACCTGGCAGAGTTAAGGAACTTTACATAACCCTCAGGCAGCTTCTCACCATCCAATGTTATAAGGTTGAAATCAACCTGAACATCATCTTTGTCTATAGAAATCTGCTCATCCTTCTCTGTAACAACATAAGAGCTTGGGAATACAAAGTTGTCGCAGAACTTGGATAAGGTCATATTGCCATTTATGTGTGAGTTTACTATGTCCTGAAGCTCCTGCTTGACATCAGCAATTCTTGCCTTGATGTTATTGTTAGTGAAATCAGTGAACTGAAGAGCTTCTCTATTAGGAGTAATGTCCACAGAACCCATAGGAAGGTCAATAATAAGACCATCACGGGTGTTAAGCCAGTACTTATCATAGTCATAGATTACGTTGCCTACCTTAAAGAAGTTATTATCCTGTAGCCATGAGCACCGAGAGAATGTATTGAAGTGAGTAACTTTCCTATCGTTGAAATCTGCAACCTTGGAAGAGATAACGCTGTTATTACCCTTATAAGAAATGTGTAATCTCTCAAATAGGCATAGTTTTCTTATAGCGTTAACAAGGTCGTTGTGATTGTAAATGTACTTTTCAATTGAGACCTCCAAGCCATTCTTAAAATCACCTTCTATGACCGAGAGTTGGTCTATGTTGATTCCTCCACCATTCTTATACATCACATAGGAATACTTCTTGCCATTATAATAAGAGGTAATTTGTGCTACATCTGCACAGGAAAGACAACTAAATCTTCCTATGCCAAACATGCCAATGAAGTCATTGCTCTGTCTCTTAGTAGAACTACCTATGTTCTTGTAAATCTTATCAAACCTTTCTGGGCTTACTCCAGTTCCATAGTCTCTGACTGAAATTCTATATGTCTTGTACTGATTAGTGTCTTGTATAAGTATTAAAATGTGCTCATTAGTGCCAGCCTCCACATGAGAATCATAGGCATTAGCCACAGTTTCCCTAAGGAAGGACTCTAAAGGTTTTGAATACAGATTAGATGTTAGAAGAGTGGTGATAAAGTCTATGTTGCTTTTGTCTATACCAACCCTATTTTCTTGGACATCACCTAAATACTCTGCATCGTGACTTAATTTTGTATTTAATATCATGTTGTACAACAAAGAAAAGAGGGAGAGACTTTCATCCCTCCCTCATAGTTAGTGTTTAACTAAAGCAGAACAGCAACTTCTTCAGCTTCCTTGGCTGTAAGTACTCTCTTAGCCTGAAGGGTACTAAGCAGCTTAACCATAGCTTCTTTATTTACCTTCTTAGAAGCAGCCCTTTTCTTAGGAGTCTTCTTACCAAAGTCTCTTAGGAAATCTTCTAGGTTAGCATTAGACACTCTAGTGTAGTTGTCACCGAACTTTGTCTTGATGGCATCAGCTGCACCCAGCTCTTTTATCTTAGCATATAATTCTTTTCTCGACATAATGTTTGTTTTTTGTTTTTTGTTTTTTGTTTTTTTTTTATTTTGTTAGAACGGCAATTTAAATGGGTCATCCTCGTCTTCTTCCTCCTCTACAGGTCTAAAAAGGCTGTTGAATACATCACAGAACTTCTCTTTTCCCACACTCTTGAAGAGGTCTGACACATCCTTACCACCGTCAAATTTAGGAAGAACAACATTTGTGAATCCAGTCTGCCTACATAGCTTTTCACCATTTGCAAGACCTGCTTCATCATTGTCAAAGAGTACATAGACTTGTTTATATCTTCTCCTCAACTCAGATATTGCAGTATCACTCATACCATAGCCCTCACCTTGAACAGCGACAGAAGGAATACCAGTATTTGCCCAAAGGCATAAGGCATCCTTTAATGAGGAGCAAATGCAAACTTTGTCCCCTGTCTCAGGAATCTTAGTCCAAAGACTAATGACACTTCTGTCATGCTTATTTGCCCACTTTCTGCCTGCTTTATTGTGAGGTTGATATATTTTTAATGTTACTCTTCCCTCTTTTCTTTCCACAAAGGCATAAGCAAGTTTATCAGCACTAAATACATATTTCTTTTCCTTCGATATTACTATCTTATGGGAAATAGGATAGACATCTGCATACTCAAGCCATTCCAAAGGTACACCATAGGAAGCCCAATAGTCAATATCATACTGCCTCCACTCTCTGACTTTGCACTGTAAGTCACTATCACTTTGATGAGAAGTGATGTTCCTTATAGCACATGGAGTGTATGTGCCTACTTTAGCTCCTCCAGCAAACCTTTTCATGTCTTGTTGTATTCTTTTTAGGACTTCTTTGTAACTGCAATGCCACATAAGGGAGAGGAGGTCATAGATACCTCCTCCCTCTCTTGTAGCAAGGTCAGTCCAGTAAATTCTATTACCATCCCTTGAATAAAGACCGAATGAAGGATTGGTGTCCTTCCTTAATGGGCTGTGAATAAAGCATGGAATCTCAGTCACTCCTAGATAATAGGAAACTAAGTCAGCATCACTCACTTTGCTCTTGATGTCTTCAAAGGATACAGAATCTTTTCCTGTACTGAATGCCATCTTACTTATGTTTTATGAATTCTTAGTTTTGACCCCAAGGGGTTGCACCTCCAGCAGGGGGGAACGGCAAATCACCACCACCTCCAGCAGTAAGGTCTGTACCTTCAACTACATACTCATGAAGCTCAGTGCAGTCAAACTCTGAGTTAGACATGGCACCAGATTCCTGAGTCTGCTTAACATCCCTGTCAAGCCTGCTGTAATCAGATACACCGTTCTTAAGGAACATCCTTGTGTACACAGTTTGATACTGCCTGTTATCATCTGTGTTTCTTATACCAAAAAGAACCTTAACCTTATTGTTGGGCTGATAGCCAATGATAGTTCTAAGCTCACTTACATCACCCTTGAAGTAATCTTCAATGTGCTCCAGTGAAGCCTCACTATCAGAAAGCTTGTCAGCATCATTCATTACCCACTTACCATCAACATATCTCTGACAGGGAGGAATGTTAAGGTATGCAATAAGGAACTTAATAAGCTCCTCTTCACCAACGTATGCAGGTCTGTAATCCTTGTCAATGTTGGCAGGACCATTGCTATACACAGGAATCTCGTGAGCCTTAGCCTGCTCAATAGTTACCCATGCAGTTCTACCATACTTGTCAATAACCTGAACCTTGGTCCTGTCCATGTTATACCTATAAGCTCTCCTTATAAAGAGAGAAACCTTACTTACAAAGTTGAGAGGCTGATTGTTGGCATCAAGGTACTTCTCAGGGTCAGCCTTGACAATAAAGTCAAGTCTTATCTGAGGAACCTTAGTATCACCAACTTCTGCCTCACCAATATACTCAGGAGCATTCTCCAGAGTTCTACCATAAAGCTTCTCTAACTCTTCTTTGAGGGGGTTTACAGCAAGTACAAATACACTAGCTACACCAATGTATCTCTTAATGCTACCACCCTCAGAACTTACTTGTCCTTGTCCAAATGCCATGATTACAAAGTGGGAGTTTCAATTTCGGGTTCAAGAGTTTCAGCAGGAGCCTCTACTGTGTCAGCTTCAGGAGCTTCATTAGTGAGTTCTGCTACATCCTCTTCTACAGGAACTATGGTCTCAGGGTACTTAAGGTTCCACTTAGTCACTTTTGCAGGTTTGCCATCCTTGTTAACCTTACCAGTGACTTCAACAGTCCTTACTACGAGGTCTTCAATGCCGTAACCACCAGTAGCCTCCTTGATAGGAGCCTCATAGGCGTCAAGCTGCACCTGAATAGACTTCAATTCTTCTTCTCTGTCGGCAATCTCTGCCTTAAGTTTCTGCTTCCTTTTTACAAGGGGAGAAACATTCTGTGCAGTCCTTTTCAGACTAGCAACGAAAAACTTAGAAAATTCTTTCTTCATAATGTTAATGTATATAAAATGTTGTGTGTTGGTTATCTATTATAGTACTTGTTCACCTTTTCTACTACTATACCCAAGTCATTGGGGATGTAAAGGTTGTCAAACATACCATAAGGAGATTTTGGAGAGGACGTGAACTCGTCCTCATTGGTGATGAACTCTTTGATTACCTTCTTGGAGGCAGTGTCAAACCTACTTCTGCCTACAAGAGTAACATCAAACTTACCTTCTGGCGTTACGTATTCATCAACCATCTTTCCTGTGGTCTTCATCTTTATATAGACTCTACTATCCTGTTGGGGGACTTCTTCTCCATGTGCAAGCACTATGATGTTCTTGTCAGAATCACCATACTTCTCAATGGCTGAGAATATCTTACCCATGAAGTAACCAATCTTCTTGGGAGTCAATTTGTTATCCTAGGAGTTTTTTATCTCCTAGTTCTATACCTTTTTGCATTATTGGTATAGTTCGGCGTACATTTTCACCCATAAGGGGCTGGGTACTCTTGGGAACATTATATTCTGTATTACAGGTTCAGTTCCTACGCTCTACACTGTGCAGTCCTTTTATCTACTGCATTTAGCACGGTATTAAGGATTGATTCTTTCCTCTATAGAACCATCTGCTACTATATATCCTAATATATAAGCCTTTGTTTCACTATTAATAGTCTTAAAATAATCGCTATTGTGTCTTTTCTTATTTGGAATAAAATCTCTCATATCAATATTATTTTATCTTTGGTTGGCAAAGACACAAATAATTATTGATATATGCAAATCTTTTCACCGTTTTTATCCAGTTCTTTTCACCTAAATTACTTTAGGCAGGGACACTCATTCTATCCCAACCACCCTTGAGTGCATTGTCCATGTAATAGTCCTGCATTAGATAGTTAAAGTCATCAACCACAATGTTCTTAAAGGGACTCTGTAGGAGTTGCTCAATGGCGTAAGCAACCTGCTCAGGGTTATTGGTGATAACCCTATTACCACCACTCATATTGTTAATAGGTGTGGTCTTATACAACTCTCTACTCCCAGGGAATGTCAATGGCTTTGAGGTAACACTAATGACATAGGTTTCCTTAGGGTCGAGACCAACATGGTTCAACTCTTCTACCTTACCCATGCTAAAAGTCTTACCAAAGCCAGACTTTGCAAGAACTAAAATTCTGCTCATTGTTTTCTTCTCTAAATTGCAAAGGTAGTAATTTTCATGTACCCCTGCGATGTCATAATGAATTTACTTAGTGTGTTAGAAGAGATTTAATTAAGTTGCTTGAGATAGGCATAGACTTGTCCCATGCCTGCTGTGTTCTCAGGTTTAGGCAATTCAGCCCAATTACAAGTAGCACCATCAAAGAACAAAGCTACTATGCCCCCCAGCTCACCATCCCTATTTACTAGGACTTCCAATGTTCTAAAATGGTCTTTGAACTTGTCAATAGGATACCCAAGGTACTCCTTGAGTCCAAACCTAAAAGGACTAAACACACCTAACACAATGTTAGCATCATGTGATGTGTACTTACTATCTCCTAAGCCAGCTGTAGTTGGTCTGGTCCTATTGAGTTTAACACTCTCTATAGACTCATTATCCGTGTTCTGCTGCTGTATATTTATAGGAGACTGCCCATACCTGTCTCTAAGAAGAATGCAATACTCACTCCATTTGTCAATGGCTTGCTTCTTTGTAAAACCTCTCTCAGTCTGAATTAGATTAACAGTATCAGTTAAGACAAGGACATACTCATCAGGATTGTTAGGAATGTACTTATCAAATACCTGAACCTCCTTCTCCAACCCAAGTTCATCCTTGAC